CACCGTCAACTGCCGTGCCTTGCCACACACCAGTTCCGATGGTTCCCACCGTGACGAGATTGGCTGCGCTGGTAATCGCAGCTTGAGTCGCGCCTGTGACCGTGGCCGCTGTGCCGCTCGCATTGCCCGTTAAAGCACCGACAAATGTGGTTGCCGTTACGGTTGAGGAGTTGGGGTTGTAAGTGAACGCCCCTGTGTCATCTAAAAGTGCGTTTGACTCATCGTGAAGCACAACTGGAAATGCTGTGTCTGCCGTTGAGTCCGTGACCGTAACAGTAGAGGCAAGCGTAGCCGTAGCCGAGTTGCCTGTGCAGCTACCTGACGAGCCACTAGCATTTCCTGTCAAGGCTCCGACAAAGGTCGTGGAAGTAACTGAAGTTAACCCAGCAATAGTTGTCGCGGTTGCGCCGAGGCTGATTGCGGTTGAGCCAACCGTTACGGAGGAATTGGTTAGCGCAGAGTTTGCCACGCTTGAAAGTGTCCCGCCCAGTGTCAGGCTTCCCGAACTGGTCACTGTTCCAGTTAAGGTCAATCCGTTAACTGTGCCAGCACCGGAAACGCTTGTAACCGTACCTGCGGCATGAGAGTTGTCTACCCATGTAAGACCCCCAGTATCGCCTGACTGCGCTGAAAGGACATATCCGTTTGTGGGGGCGTTGCTTACTTTAAGGTTTGCCTCATCAACTACATCGTCAGCAATAGTAGCAGCATTTCCTACACTCGTAACTTCCCCTGTCAGGTTTGCATTGGTGGTAACAGTGTCAGCATTTCCAGTAACATCGCCAGTAACATCACCAGCAAGATCGCCAGTGACGTTCCCTGTAAGGTTCGCCACCACGGGATTGTCCAGATTCAGGGTTACAGTTCCGCTGGTTCCACCTCCATTAAGGTTCGTCCCAGCCGTGACGCCCGTGATGTCTCCAGTGGTTGGAGCCACCCATGAGGGAGCCGAGGCTGATGTTGCAAAGGTCAAGACCTCACCCGCAGGTGTTCCCGGTTTTGCAAGTTTAGCCAGAGTGGTTGAACCAGTAGCATACAACACATCCCCAGTCGCATAACTCGTCAGGTTCGTTCCGCCCTTCGCCACTGCAACCGTTCCCAATGTGGTGGCGTTGCCCACGCTCGTTACGTCGCCCGTTAAATTCGCATTAGTAGTAACGGTGTCAGCATTTCCGGTAAGGTCGCCCGTTACATCACCAGTAACATCAGCCACCACAGGGTTATCAAGGTTAAGCGTTACAGTTCCCGATGTCCCACCCCCGCTCAGGTTCGTCCCTGCTGTGACTCCGGTTATATCGCCCGTAGTAGGTGATGCCCATGAAGGAACACCAGATGCAAGAGTCAGAACCTCTGTGTCAGAGCCTTTTGCAAGTTTTGCTAATGTGGTTGTAGTATCAGCATAAAGAATGTCACCTGCTGTAAATCCTGTTAATGTTGTTCCGCCCTTCGCAACAGGTATTACATTATTATAGGTTGTTGCGTTCCCGCTTGAAGTTACATCTCCTGTTAAATTTGCATTAGTGGTAACTGTAGCCGCATTGCCCGTGCAACTGCCTGATGAGCCGCTCACATCTCCAGTGACATCTCCTGTCAGGTCGCCCGTTACATCCCCCACAAAGTCCGTGGAAGTCACCGAGGTCAAACCTGTAATTGTTGTATCTAGGTTGAGGGTTACGGCCCCGCTCGTTCCGCCACCGTTCAGGTTTGTCCCAGCAGTAACGCCAGTAATATCTCCAGTCGTCGGGGAGGCCCACGTAAGACCGCCCGATGCGCTTGACTTTGCAGTCAGCACATAATCATTGGTAGGCGAGTTGTCTGCCTTCAGGTTTGCCTCATCCACCACATCATCTGCGATGGTGGCAGCATTACCCGAACTTGTAACTTCGCCTGTTAAATTTGCATTGGTGGTGACGGTATCAGCGTTACCTGTAAGATCGCCCGTAACGTCTCCGGTGACATCTCCAGTGACATCTCCGGTTACATCGCCTGTTACATCGCCTGTTACATCGCCTGTTACGTTGCCCGTTACATTCCCAGTCACGTTGCCTGTCAACGCACCAGTAAAAGTTGTCGCCGTAACGGTGTTGTCCTTAACCAGAACGCTGTCTATCGTTACACCCGCAGCAGCAGTCGTCTCGGCAACCGTATCCGTGGTAATGGATTGGCTGGCTGAAACAATTATATTGGTTGAACCTGTCGTGTTGCCATTAGCCAGAACCTCGGCCAAGGTGTCAGAGGTTCCAACCTGCGCGTCCACATAAGCCGTGGTCGCAACCTTGGTTGAATTGTCACTTGCACTCTGCGTAGTCCCGATAACGCCATCAACCAGAACGCTTGTGGCCGTAACATTGCCAGTAAGATCGCCTGTAACATCACCCGTCAAGTCGCCCACCACGCCACCTGTGGCCGTGGTTATGCCCGCCACCTCAAGTGTGCCAGTAGACTTAACGCCAGTCGTGCTTAACTGGAGAACAGAATCTGTGCCGTCACCGTCCTGTACAGTGTCCAGCGACGATGTTATCCCACTCGCGCTTGTTGTCTTTAGCAGTTCAGTATATGAACCGGAAATTGATCTTCCCGTTAATGTAGCCATCTAAAACCCCCATGCTTTTTTGATTTGTTTGGTGGAGAAAGTTGATTGACGCAGGAACCTGGAGCCTTCCTTGCACTCCAATCCGTAATAGCCTTCCTTGACCTGATCCTTCTGCGGCTTGATGCCCACAGCCTTTCCGGGCATGGCAAAGCCAGACGGCCCGTTGGTCTTGGTGTAGGTGACGCCATCAACATCAACGGTATCGGTTCCCTTCGGAACCAGACACTCAATGATGTTTCCACTGTCGTTCTTAAAGTCGTGGAGGGGCATTAATAGCCCTCCTCCACGTCAGCGGCCATGGCTGCTTCCAGAAGCTCGGCTCCCTCCACATCCTCCGCTGGTGCGGCCTCTTCATTATGGGCAGCGTATTCAATGGGAACTCCTCCTGCGCTTTTCAAGTCAATGGTGGCAATGCCCCCGTCAACTCCAGTTACCTCACCGGCAACTTCATCCAGCACAACAGTATCGCCCACTTCAGGAGCCACTTCTTCTCCCTCGCCGTTTTCATCAACAAGAGCCTCTATTGGTAAGTTAATCATTTCACATCCCTCCTTTTGGGATTTCTTTGAAGGTTTAATACTAGAGCCTGTGGGCGGGGGTTTTCCACCCCCACCCACGGCAATAATAATGGTCATGCCTTTTTTCTTGTGCATGACTTGTTTGGTTAGGCGGTTGAGGCCGTCTTGCTACGCATGATGACGTAGTAAAGAGGATTCAATCGCAACGCCGTCCAATATGTTTTAAATGAACACGTGGTTTTTTGGTTTAGCGGATCACTTTTGTCAGCCGTGTCAACAATCTCAACTTTGGGGCTAAACGGAGACTGACTTGATAAGTCAGGACAACCGTAAGCCTCGTCGCCAAGGAATATTGTCGCATGAACGTCTTTGTTCGCAGCAGTTCCGCCACCATAATCAGAATAGATGAAGCGGTCAGCGTCAGTTCCGAGGTCGCCATTAGTAATGAACGGATTTGTGGTCATAATGAATTTGGCCCCGTAGAGGGAACCAACTTCGCCTTTATACAAATCCTGCACATTACTATATTGTGCAGCATTCACCCAAGTAGTGTCCACCATGATGTCGCTAATCACCTGTGGGCTTGCCGCTGCAACAAACATTCCGCCTCTTGCGGATTGTGCGCGGTTAACCTTCAGTTGAGTAACAGCATTCAGAACAGCCGCAGCGTTAAGCAACGTGTCGTCGTTCACTCGGTCAGAGAACGTAGTGTACTCGGCAGTGCCGTCACCATCTGCCCATGTCTCCTTCGTTCCGTCAGCGTACATCTCAACGAGTTCGTCGCTGTTATCCAGAACGTAGGTGGAAAACGTGTTTTCCATGGCGTCACCGGCCACATTTGACCCCACAATTGTGTTGCGGGTAATGGTGTCCATATCCAACGCGGCGTCCTGCCCATTGGTCTTGATACTCTGCTGCAAGCTGTTGAATAAATCAGTGGCAGTCAGGATGTCAGTCAACTCAATGACCTGACCCCGTTGAGCCAATGTTTTCTCAATCTTCGCAAGAGAGAGCGTGCGAGTTCCGCTGGGCGTTGTGCCTTCGGTCAATGCCTCAATGGCAGAGGTTGAAGGTGCGCCATAACGGAACATGGTGATCGCCTTGTGGCCCGCCCTCGCAGGGAGAGGAGCTTTCTTGGCGAACTGATCCAATATCAGTGCTTGAACAGCGTAGGACAGTAATTTCTTACTGAAATAATTCTGATACTGGTTGGATAGTGTAGTTGTGGTATTCGTTGCCATAACTTTTTATTCCTTCCCGTCAGCATAAACGTGTCACATTGTGAAGAAGCTGTTAAAGCGAATCGTCATGGGCCATGGCGGCTTGGCGCAGGAATTTCTCCTGCTCCCCGTCGTCCATGTCTTCAAAACCTTTCGCGCCATTCAACTTCTCCCCGGTGAACCCACCCTGTACTGACGTTTTCTTTTCCAGTTTGTTATATTTTTGCTGTAGTTCAAGGAGCTTGGTAGCAGACTCTTCCGTGCTGCCCGACTTCAATTCCAGTCTCGCCATCTTCACTGCCATTTCCAGTCCATCAGGACTAGCCGTCAGTGACGGGTTATTCTGGAGCATCGCTTGTGCCTTTTGGGTAAGAGGATTGCTCATGTCATTCAGTTCTGGGACGCGCGTCATTAATTCCCGACGCTTCGCTTCCCACGCTTGTTGGTATTGGGCCTGAGAGACGTTCGCCTTGGCCTGATCCTCTGCCGCCCCAAGCTCCTTGGCTTTGGCGCGGGCGGATTGGGCATAGTCAGACTCACCTTCCTCATCAAACCCTTTCGCAGCTTCCTCGTAATCCTTGGCTGTATGGCCGTGTTCATCACGGTATCCCTGCTGGGCAATCATTCGCTGGCGTTCGTTTTCCAACTCCTGCGTCTGTTGCTGCAACTGGGCCTCAAGCTGCTTGTTCTGTTCCTTGGCCTCGTTTACACCAGTCCAAGACTTTTCCAGGCGAGCCTGATTCTTCGCATACTTGCTCTGCTTCTTGTCGGCAACCTTTTCGGGCTGCTCCTCTTTCAATGAACTACTAATTTCAGCGTCTTGATCTGGAGGGCTGACCTCTTCCTCTCCTTCCTCCTGCGGTAGCTCCGGTGGCGGAGTTTCCTCCACTTCCGGTTCTTCAGTTAGCACCTGCACTTCAGGTGTTTCACCCGCCTCCACAGCAGCATCATGCTCCTGTGCAGCGGCCAACAGTTGGTCGGCGGTTATGTCACCAGTTTCCTCTGCCATCAAACGCTCCTTTTGTTGAATGCTATCCTCGTCCTGCCCGCGCATTCATGGGGCAGACCGTGCTGTGGGGTCTTAACTCAACGAACGCTCGACCCCAATGTCGTCCGTTGTAAATTCCTCTATTGGCTCAATTTCCCTCGCCAGAGTTTCCAGCGTATGAACCGTGGTTCTCATACCGTTTGCATAACCTGCCTCTATTTGCAAGTTCTTTGTGTCACATTGTGAGACTACGTGCGCGTTTTGTCGCAGAACCATGTTCAACAAAATCGCCCTCAACTTTTTTCCTGCCCGACTGGAAAGAAACTGGCGTAGTGCAGTGGAATCATCCACGCGCCATTCCGGCTCGTCCACCCAAGGCAGATTCCCAGATAGACGCCAAGCCATGCGAATAAATTTCAAAAATCTTCCCACTGCCCTCTATTCCCCTTTTCTCCTTATCCTTAATATTTTCTTTCTTGTGGGATGCTGCGCCCCACCTTTTAGCGGCATTTTCCAAAGGAGGCGTTCTGCGTTCTCTTTGGTTTGGTCAAAGTCAGGGTGTTCGTCTTGCAACACCGCCATGTAATACAACACATCCTCATCGTAAGAATCCCTCAACTGACGGCCCGATTTGGTTGGCAGTTCCAATACCATCTTGGCAAAGGCTTCTGCCGCACTTTTCGGCAATTCGGCATCCTTGATGTCGGTGACTGATGGATATGCGTTAGAGCTAACTGGAAGCTTCGTGGACTCCCTTAACTCTGGAGCCTCCTCCCTCGGCAGTCCATACATTCCTCCAGAATAAACCGTTGGCCCCTCAATAACGTGGTAGCCGCCGTCATGCTTACCAAGCGGAAACGCTCTGTTTTCTTCTTTTTTTGACCGATCTTCTCGCCTCTTTTTTGCGCCAGACGGATCAAAAAAATCCCTAACGTAGCCGGGTTCTCTCTGAACCGCTGGCTTCTTCTCCGATGGTGGGGCCACAAAGCCCTTGGTTGGGTCTGTGTTGGGTGGTTCATCCTTTGCCGGTGCTAACCCCGGAACCCTTAACTCTATCACTCTCCGTTTCTTATCTGCCATAATTAATAATCTCCCTGTTGAACCACTGCTTCCGTCTCCTCAATCGCTTGAGCTTCAGGAGCCGGAACCTGTCCCGTGATGGCTTGCATCTCCATGGCTTCCTGCTCCTTCTTGTCCGGCATGAAACCTAGCTGCATAAGGTACTCCTCCACATCCTTCCGCAAGGCCCGCGCATTATTCGTGTCCACCTGCTCATAGGCATTGAGTAATTCGCCCAGCCTTGAGCTAATAGCCTGTTGCCCCTGCGGTGGAACCTGCATCCCGCTCTGCCGGGTTTTCTCAAGGAACTGCATCAGTACCCCGATCCTTACCCGCGCATCCTGACCGCCCTCCACCGGAATCATCTCGCCCAGCATCAACGCAGGAATAATCTTCTTCTCATCGGATACCTCGTTGCCTTCCTTCTCGTTCGGGTCTTGGATAAGTCGCGGTATCAAGGACGGGTCTTCCAGTTCAAGAATGCTCTTGTCCAGTTCAACCTGGTTAATCCATGGGCTGTTCATAAACAACTGCTTCCGTTGCACCGCCTTGTTGAGCAGCATGGCTTTGCTCACCATATCCATGCCCCCACGCGGTTCAATCTGGTACTCGTCGTGCAACGCAACCGGATCAAGCATCAGGCTGTCCTCAAGGAAACGGAACTGTAAATCTTCCCCGTCAAACTGAATCAATAGTTCCCAAGCCTGACGATACAACGTCCCCAGTGCCTGACGGAAAAGGCGCAGTCGCAAGTCCATGTTCTGCTGGGACTGGGCATTGATGGATTCAATCTCCGTGGCCGTGCGCCTGTCCTGCGATGCCATCACCTGATTGATTCCATAATCGGGAACCGTCACGCGCTGTTCAGCCACTGACTGTGTTCGCATCAGTTCCTTGTCAAAATCTATCGGGGGTTGCGGCATGGGAACCGGCGCAATTCCAAAGGGCAAAATCTGTCCCGGTTTCATCCGCAGATTAACCGAGTTGGGCAGGTCACGTTCAGCCCTGAAGAGCGGCTGGTTGAACAACGTGGCGCAGTCCATCTTTTCATTCCAAATCTTGTTCAGGCTGACCTCAAAGGTTCCCAACATCTCACACACGCCACGCGGGCTGTACCACCCGCCATCGGTGATCTCATACTCACAGGAGGCAAACGGAGGTTGCCCGTGGTCGTATGGTACAGCCATGGTATCGCGCAGCTTGGTTTCAGGTGACTGCGGTGAGAAGGTTTCAATCTGCCATTCCCCGTCCTTTTCTTTCCGCGTGTAAACCTCCCAAACTATGATCTGATCGCGATCACGGCTAAAGGTTAACCCCTCGCGGATTTCCTTCCGGTTACGGAGATTATTGCTGATCCCCTCGTTATCCTCCACACCTCCCCGAATCTTGTTAATGACCGCCTTGGATGTGTCATAGATACCGGCGCGTTTATACGCCGCCTCGCTCATTGGCAACACGTGTGCCACCCTGTCGGCTCCGTCCACCCCCTTCGTCCAAGGCGGAACAATCACAAAGAGCGGGTCTATCGCCTGAAATTCCACTCGCCGCTTGTCCGGGTTCCAAAACACCTTCAGCACCCCGCGACCTCCCATCAGCATATGGTCAATCCAACTCATCACTTCCGTGGCGTAGTTGCTCTGCTCATGGAGCTTATAGGAAAACCATTGTTCAGCCGCCGTGGTGAATCCCGCCAACTGACTTCGCATGGGAACAAACGTAGCCAGTACCTCAAGCCCCATGGCTTGTTGAAAGAACCCCGGCTTCAACTTGTTGATGGTGGTATCTATTAACGGGAAATGCATATCAGCCGCGTTAGGCCAAGGCTTGTGTTTCCGCTTCAGACCGTTGTTACGCATCTGATACCACAACGCCTGTCGCGTCTCCCATTCCACGCGGGACTTGATGTCATCCGCCACCAAGTTGTAAATCTTCTCGCTCATCTAAATATCTACTTTTTGTCTTCCATCCTCTTGAACATTTCTTGAGAGGTGATTTTTCCCTGCTCCCAAAGTTTAACTGTCGCATCGTTCCGATCCGATTTGCTTCTGATGGCTTCCTCTTCTTTCAGGATTCCGCTCTTCGCTTTTCTCGCGGCAGTAACAATGGCAGGAGTCTTCCCCTTGAGTCTCCACTGGCGCACCGCTTCGCGCTCCTTCGTTTCAGCATAGGTGGGTGGTAAATTAAATCCCTTATTCTTTGGCATGATCTTTCCCTTCAGTTAGTCGCTCATATTCCCCCGATTTTGACTGACAAATCTTTTTGTCGCTCAATGCTGATCGTCAACCTTTACGCGCCATGTTCCTGAATGTCCGGGCCAAGACCGCCTGTTTCTTCGTTTTCGCGCTTGCCTTGGAACCCGGTTTCAGGACTTGTTTCACATACTGCCCGACAGACTTATCTGCTGCCTTGGCTTTCCTTGTGAATGCCCCCTTCTTAATGTTCGCATTTTGAATCCAGTTACCTGCCATTTATCTTCCCCTTCCACGGTTGCGACCACGCGGCTCAATCTTCCCGGCCTTAATATCCGCCTTGGTCGGCACAGTATATCCCTGTGGAGTTATGTTCCCCCGCTTAACCTTTTTCTCCTTAACAACCTTCATTCAATCCCCCGTAACACAATGTGACACCACTGGCAAATAAATAATTCATATTACCATCCAACCTCCATCCCCGGCGGGACAGACATTGAATCAGCTATAGCCTCCGCTTCATCATACAACTCGCCCAGTGATGGACGGCTAATACTCTCATAATATTCCCAAGACCCGCCTATCCCGCCTCCACAAGCTATGCACCCCAACACCGCGTCAGCCCTGTCAGGACTAGCCAATCCACGCGCCTTCATGCGATCCTTCGGTTCCACTCCCAGCTTGCCTGACCGACCCACATCGCTCCTCCTGGTAATCATCTGTTGATGCAACAATCCATCATCAAACAAACGCACATCCTGCCGCTCAATAGCTCTAGCTGCCTGATGCCAAATCTCTGCCCCCCGATTAGTATACCTAGGATCAAAAGGTTTCCCCCCAAAGTTTACCCGATGGATGTCAAACCCCGCTTCCATCAAGGCATCGCACATCGGTAATCCCAAACCGCCTTCATCTCCATACACCTCATCCCCCACCACCCCATGAATATCAAACAACTGCAATAACCTACCTATACTCTTGTTCGTGTCCCGATCCTTCCAACACTCCATCACTGTCACCTCATTGCCCACTCGCAAAGCAAACACACACTCATCACCTCCTGCTGCGAAATCCACAAACGCACACTTCATCCCATCCTTACGCTCAGGCGGTTCCTTCAAACATTTCTCCAAGTCCTTCAACATCAACACCACACCCTCATCACTGTCATCCATGAACTCGCCATAGATCATACTCCGAATCAAAGGGCTGCTCTCTCCATAAGTCGCAATCTGTTCGCTAATCCAGTCCTTCGTCAAATGGGGACAGTCATAGGCCGTCACAGTAAATGTCTCCCAACGCTCCCGTTGTTTAGTGAACGCGTCATAAAAGAAACCCGTAGCCGCTCCCGGACTGCTCATCATCAATAACCGACTAGGCTGACACCGCTCAACCGCATGGAAAATCTCATCATCATGGATACCCTTCGCTTCATCCACAATAAACAAAAGATTGTTACTCTCCCCCTGCCTATGCCAACCCTCCGCCTTGTGCGGGTCACTAGCACTAAACCCAATCGCCCGCGCCCCATTCACAAACCTCAACCCACTCTGCGTAACCTCAAACCCCTCACCCGCCGTCAATTGCTGCACATACCTCTTCAACGTAGGCCACAAAGCAGCTTCCACCTGACGATAAACTCCAGCAGTACACACCACCAAGCTATCAGGAAAACTAATCACATGCCACAACACCGCTATCGCCGCCACCATACTAGTCTTCCCACTACCATTCGCCGCTTTCAACGCCACACGACTCTCACGATAATTCAATTCCTTCAACACATCCACCTGCCAAGGATACAAGTCCATGTCCAGATACGTCTTCGCAAACCAATGCAAGTCAGAACGCTTTGACCGAGCCAGTTCACTCTCCTTACCTTTCCGGTTCCTTGATCCTTTCGGACGACCCGCCTTCTTGGCCGCAGGTTTACTTGTAACGGGCTTTGATGACTTCTTCATGCTATCTCCCACCTGAATTTCTGTTGGCCGTATATCGGTTGCCATTCACGCACCTTGCCGTCTCGCTTGCTCTTACGGCCCCAAGCATCATGCGGCTTTACCTCCGCGACTATCCGCCATCCCGATCCACGCAAACTCGCACCACTCTCATCCTGCAATGTATAAGTCACCAACCTGTCACCACCCATCGCCCTCCACGCTCGCCAACACGCGCCATACAACTTTGAATTGGAATTCCTCGGGGCCTTCCCATTCACACAAACCCGCAACACCTCCGCAGTTCCTCGCACCATGAACGTAGCCGATAACGGATTGCCCACTATCGCTACCCCAACCAGTTCGCCTTCCTCCAAACCAATCGCAAACTTCCCACCATTCCTAACCGTCCTCCCGTTGTGCCGATGAAACGACTCAACGAAATCATTAGCCTCACGCAATGTTACCGGAACAATAGTCATATGCTTTTTTGTTTAGGGCTATTGGATGGAGGGGGGAGCAACAGCAAGCGCAGCAGGGGGGGGTGGTGGTGGTGGGCGTGGGTCGCTGATGACGGGGAATTCCCTGCACATTGGTTTTGGGAACCACTGTTGAGTAAGCAGGCAAGCGTCAAATCTCCACAGTGGCTTGCTTGGTGGCTTCCTTGGTCTTGCCGGTTACATTCTGAACCAAGGTTAACAGCACAGAACCCGTTGAACTGTTGCCGGTTCCGTTGGTTTGCGTACGCTGTGCGTATTCCATGCCATTGCACCGTTCCAGTAGCCATGCGGCAGCTTGCCAGTTCCTTTCCGCGTGCTTGTGGATTAAAGAGAGGTTCTTTTTAACTCCACTCTCTTTTGCCAAAGAGAGGGCAACAGCAGCACCTTCCGTTCTCTTGAGAATGCGATTGAACACGCTTTCATTCAATCCTAGCAAGCTTGCAACCCTTGCTTGTGGATAGCCCAAGGCTAGTGCTTCACAAGCTTCTGTGACCATTTCAGGAGTCAATTTGCGTATGGCTGGTTTACGGCCAACCTTCTTCACACTTGGCGGGCGTTTGTTTGTGATCTTAACAGCCATAATAAAAGCGCGTTACGTTTTAGCTAATAGGGACGGGGAAGAAAAGCCAATTATTCAAAGCAATGAATTCTCACAAGCACATCCCATGCCAATTGTGACACATCGTGTTAAATAAAGTTTACGAATTAATTTGCATTTGTACGCATTTGCACCGACGCTCTCTGTGTTGGCACGGTGCCAGCAAAAGACTAGGAAAGTTAGCTAGGAAACAAATCAATATGACACAAATTGAAACTACCACCTATAAACTGCCAGCCTATTGGGCAAGCTACCTAATCAATGGAGACGCAAGCGGATTGGAGGAAAGCGAATTGCAAACGGTGGATTCATTCTTGCAAGCAAACAAAGACCCAAACTTTGTTGATTGTGGTGAGCAATACTTTTCATGGACAAATGACGCCACCACATTAGGCGGAGACGTTTGCGACTATGTAGCGCACATAATAAGAAATTAATCCCATTGTGCAGATACCAGGAAACTGGTGTTTGCCTTGTGCGATTAGTAAACCAATAGACTAGGATAAAAAAATGAAATATACCCCACAAATACTGCCGCGAAGGGATTCCCTTGGTAACTTAATAAATGTTGGCATCCTATTTGATGACCAATCCAAAACCTATGTTGGAGAAATCCGCACGGGCAAAAAGATAAGGATGGTATCGGGCGCAATGCGAAAACCTGTTGTCGCAACAGGTGAAGCAAACACGCCAGACGGTGCAGCCGATGACGCATTGAGAAACTTCTTTTCAGGCAAATAACCAAACTCACAAAATGAATAAAGATTATCAAATTGCCCTTACCAAGAAAACGAAAACTCCCGTGAATATATTTGATCCTGATTTACAGAATGAGAATCAACCAATAAACGCGGCGAGCTTTTATTTTGATTGGCTCAATAATTATCTCACGGTTGCGCGGATTGCTGAAGATTATCAGATCAGCGAAAAACGTGCCGAATGGTTAATTGAATACGGGCGGCTAGTTTGGAGCAGAAAACAGTTTGCAAAATAATCCTACACTCCGCCCTTGCAACTTGCGAGGGCGGCAATGTGGGATTACCACAAACCTAGCCAGGTAAAGTGCCTTGGATGCCCGATTGGCTAGGATAAGAACAAACGGGCAAACGTGGGTTAACACGCCCAAGGCGGAGACTAGGAAACATGAAAGCAAAACAAAAACAAGCAAAAGAAGTGCTTGCCATATATGTGGAAGGCGAGCGGCATATTGAAAGCTACATAAAACCGGACGGCTTTGTTGCCTACCAAGACAACCCCACAACGCCGGACGCATACCTTGCCAGCCATCCGGGGGCAATTATTCTGCCGCTTGACGACGCGGTAAAGAAAATCCGCACGCTTGACCACGCAGAATATTGCAAACCGTGGGTGGAAATTAGCAAGGAAACTTGGTGGGATATGTTGGAAGTTTTGCCGCCTGAAAAATGGCAAACCGTGGGCGGCGTGGAAATGTTCCGGATGTGCGAATATA